CATCGTAGGTCTGCCGCTCACCGGTGGCTCCAGCGCCGCTGCGCCCGATGCCAGCCGTGGGGATTGCCCTCTTAATGAAAACGGAGAGACAGGCCTCGATTCTCTGCTTCACGCTGACCGCCACCATGAATTCGTTGACATCACGAATTCGGGTGATGGTCTGGCTCATGTCCGACATCTCCCGAAGTTGAGAGGGTCGGCGCTTGCTGAAGTAGAAGATCACATCTTTTGCCTCGATGTAGGTCGGCTGGATGGCGGTCATGCCGTCCACGGTGTACTGCCTGATCCAGTAGCCTACCGGGGCATTGTAGGAGTTGTACTCGATGCCGCCGACCACTCGGTTGTCCTTGTGTTTCGGCTGCATCTGGCAGATGTCCAGTTCGTCAACCTCGAACATCTGAAGTTTGAACGGGAGAACGCCGCCGCTGGTGTACCTCTTGACGAAGAGAACGCCGCCGTCCACCTTTTTGCGCCGGACGGCCATGCGGAGCATCTGGTTCAGGCTCTGGGTGCCGGTGACATCGCAGTTCCTCTTTTTGCACCAAATTTTCCACAACTGCTCGATCTCACCGTTCAGCTTGGTATTCTTGGTTTCGGCCTGAAGCACGAGGCCTTTGCCGATGACATTGCGGACGAAGGGGCCGATGACGGAGTTCATCATATCGGAGTTGCGCTCCAGATCTCTTGCTCCGGCTCGGACGGCATCTCTGCTATAACGGTCCGTGTATTCGGCGCTCTGGTTGGTGGCTCTCCAGTTCGCATTGAGGCGGCTGTGGTTTCCGGCATCGTAGTGCCGCTGTTCCTCCAGCACTTGCCTCCATGCTTCACGCCGTGCGCCGAGTTCGGGACTGAACCATCCGATGAGATTATCAAGCCAATTCACGGCGGTTCACCTCCCATCAAAAACGGCCACCACGGTGTCGGAAAAGAGGCTGGACGAAGCATCGCTTGCGATCTGCGCCATGAGGTCATTCTTCATTTGGCGCAGAAGGTTGAGATCCGCACGGGTCAAAGATCGGGAACCGATCTTGTAGGACTGACCGCCGAGGAGGATGCTCTGGATGGCCTGATTCACTTCGTTCAGCATCTGCTGTGGTGTGTAGTTGCTGCTTTCATTGCTCATGGGTCATTCCTCCTATAACCATGTATCGTTGGTTCCGATCCAGCTTTCCTCCGGGGTCGGCGCTGGGGTTGCCGCCTTTACCTCTTTCCGGGGTTCCACTTCGATCTCATCCAAGTGCATATTACGAGCGCCGAGGATGTCGGCGGCGCACATGGCGTAGACCTCTGTGTCGAGGTAGTGGTTGTCGGCGTGGGAAGATTTCAGCACCCATTCCTGGGTGGTTCTCTTGCCGGAGCGGACATTGACCTTATGCTCTGCGGTGACCTGTTCGGCGTACTCCCGGTCGCAGCCTTGATGAACCATCCAGCTGCCGGTGCCGTTTTCTTTCTTCATACGCCCTGCGATCATGTCCTTGTACTTGCCGGTGTCGACAATTACGAGGTTCATGCCGTAGGCTCTGCTGTCGGTCTTGTTGACCTTGGACAGCTTGAAGTGCGAGGTCTGCGGATGGGATGCGCCCTTGCTGGGGAGCGCCCAGTCCGAATTGGAGGCGCAGAAGTCATAGACCAGGTCGGTGTTATCGCCGGAGTCGATGAGGGCAAGCTGCACCACCATGGCGGTGCCGTCCTCTTGGGTGTACTGTAGGTTCATCACCCGCTCCATCTCTCCGAAGGAGAAGGCTTGGCCGTGGGCGATGTTCTGGCTGGTGAGGTAGTTGCCCCATGCCCGGATCGTCCAGTAGATGCAGTTCTCTTGGACATCGACACCGCCTGTCAGCATCTTTGCCCAGTTGGGGACGGTGAACTCTGGGAGTTCGGTCTGCCGCTCCAGCACCAGATCGGCGTTGGTTTTCAGCTTCGTGTCCTCCCACGGCTCTGCCAGCCAGCTGTTGGTGAAGTTCTGGAATGCTTCAGGATCGTCCTTGCTGTTCAGGAACTCTTTCACGATTTCGGAGAACCGGGTGAAAGGACTGTAGAGGGTGTTGATCCAGAAGGCTACCTTTCGGGCGTATTTCGTCCGCTCCTGGACCGTCCGCCACTCTCCGAAGCGGAGCATCTGGGGTTTGTCCCGGTCGGTGATAATGCACCCGCATTCTTGGCAGACATAGTTGGCGAATTCCGCCCGGTCTGCATAGGACATTCCCGGTTCATTTGGGAATGTGATCTGTGCCCACTTCAGTTCGATGTACTTGCCGCAATGGGGGCAAGGCACGAAGAAGTGCTTGACGATGTCCGCCTGTTCCATGGCTTGCCAGATATGCCCGGACTTGAGGGTCGGGGTGCTGGTGATGAAGATCTTCCTGTTATGAAAGGTCTTTGTTCTCTCTCTGGCCAGCGAGATCGGGTCGGCCTCTTTCTTGGAGGCTCCGGGGTACTTGTCCACCTCATCGAGGAAAAGGAACTTGATGGCCTTACTGGCCAAGTTTGCCGGGGAGTTGGAGCCGACAAGGCTCATGTACATTCCATCGAACTGCAATTCCAACCGGGAGGATTCGTTCTCTTTCCAGCGTTTCCGCAGCGGGGCGGATGCCCGAACCATCGGCTGGATGCGGTTGTCTGATATGCTCTCCGCCAGAGTTTCCGAAGGATAGACCACCATCGTTGGCGAGGGGTCTTGCTGGATCACCCAGCCGAGCATATTCTGTAGGCATTCGGTACCGCCCACCTGAGTGGGTTTAACGAATACGATTTCTTCCGTGTCGAAGTTACAGAACTCATCCATGACCCCCACAAGGTATGGCGTTTTCTCATTTCGCCACGGTCCCGGAAGTGCGGACGATTTGCTGTCCAGCACTCGGTACTTCTCCGCCCATTCGGAGACGCTGATGTCCTCCGGGGGACGGAGATATGCGAGAGCATCTTTCTGATACTGGGAAACGGGGTATTTGCGGAAACGGTGGGTCTTGGGTTTAGCCATCGCTCTTTTTGGTGGATTCGGTTGTCCCGGCCACCACGAAGGCCTCCAAGAGTTTCTGAACCTCGGACTGGAGGCTCTTTTCCACCCGCCTTGCCTCCAGCGGCTCCATGTAGCCGCTGACGATGCCGGTCAGTCTTGATGGCAGAGACATGGCGAATTTTTTGAAAGTGACAAAGAACCGGGTGTAGTCCAGTTGGACTTCCTCCACGCTGATGTACTTTCCGGCTGCGATGTCAGTTTTCAGTCGGTGCAGTTCGCCCTGGCTCTCTTTCAGGGCGATCTCTGCTTTCATTTTTTGTTCCCGCAGTTCCGTTTCCTTTTCGGAGCGGTTTTTGCCATAGGCTTTGTCCGAGAGGTATTGCACATACCTCTGGATCGTGGGTACCAGATCGTAACGCCGACCCTCCGGGGTTTCCGTTGTGGGCAGTACGCCCTCTTGGGTCAGCTGCTGGATACGCCGGACGGTCACGCCGAAAAGCTGGGCGATGACCTCCACCCGGTGAAAGCCGCCACCGGCTACTTTTCCGTTGTTATCCAAAGTGAGTACCCCCCCCCGCAGAATTTCAGTTGTCAGCTTTTCATCGGTCATGTCAGCTTCACGGCTTTCTCCCCGGTGAATTGCTCCCAGCGGTTGATGATCACATCCACATAGCGCTCATCGTATTCCATCAGGTAGGCGGTTCTGCCCAACTGCTCTGCCGCCATCAGGGTGGAGCCGGAACCTCCGAAGAAGTCACCGACCAGCCAGCCGGGTTTGCTGGAATTGTTGATGAGCCGTCCGATCAGCGGGATCGGTTTCATTGTGGGATGCTCTTTGCTCCGGGCGGGTTTGTTCTCAAAGAGGACGGTGGTCTGGTCTTTGTAGTCCCTGAAGATCTTGTCGATGAACGCCAGCAGTTCCTGTTTGCTCATCTTCTTGAAGTCCGGGGTGTCCTCCAGAAGCATGGTATCCTGGGTGCGGTCTTTCACGAAGAAGTGACCAGCGCCCTCTTTCCAGCCGTAAAGGCACGGCTCATGCCGCCATTGGTAATCGCTCCGCCCCAGGGTGAATGCGTTTTTCTCCCAAATCAGGCACTCGGATAGCTTCAGTCCGGCATCCTCGAATGCCTGACGGAAGGTGAGGCCGTGGGTGTCTGAATGAAAAACATAGATCACGGCACCGGGCCGCATTGCCTCCACGGCATTCTCGTAGAATGCGAGGATGAAGTTGTAGAAGCTGGCCTCATCCATATCGTCATTGGCGATGCTGTTGTGGCCGTGGCCTCTGCCGGAGTCGGCCATGAAGTCGGTCTTTGCTCCGTAGGCCACATTGTAGGGCGGGTCTGTTACCATCAAGTCCAGCTTGTCACCGCCCATCAGGGTAGCCACATCGGTGGGGTCGGTGCTGTCCCCGCACATGAGGCGGTGCCGCCCAAGCTGCCAGATGTCACCATACCTGGTGTTAGGTTCCGGGATATTCGCCGCAGCGGCCTCCGGGTCGAAATTGTCATCTTGTGCTTCGGCGGGTACATCGACCAGCTGGATCAAGTCCTCCAGATCAGTCCGCTGGTACCCGGTCACGGAGAAGTCGTAACCCTCAAGATCGAGTTCCAGAAGAAGGTCTTTCAGGATGGCGTTGTCCCACTTGCCGGTGATCTTGTTCAGGGCAACATTCAGCGCCTTTTCCTTGGCCTTGTCCTGAATGTCCAGAACGATGACCTCCACCTCGGTGTAGCCGAGATCCATCAGCACGGTGCGGCGCTGGTGGCCTTTGATGATGGTACCGTCCGCATTGATCACGATGGGATCGGCGTATCCGAATTCCTCAATGGAGCGCTTGATGCTCTGGTATTCAGGGTCGGCAGGGGTCAGCGGCACCCTGGGGTTGTATTCGGCAGGGCGAAGATCTGAAAGGGAACGGGTTTCAAACCTCATTTTCGGGTGTCACCTCTTTCTGTTTGATGTGGGGTGGTAGCCGGGGCAGGGGCGCTTGCGTAACGAAATGCAAAAAAATTTTTTAATTTTTTGGAGAAAATCCTCGGGCCTTCCTCGCCCCGCAATTACGAAATCGGCCAGTAGTACCTACGCCCTTTCGCCCGTGGGGTGCCGCATAGCAATGATCGCACCCACGCAGTGCGTGAGTGCGACCCTTGCCAAACAGAAGGAGAGCTTGACGCTACGACTGGACCAGTCCCTGCCTTGACTGTCCATGATAATAGTTTAGCGCAGAGCGAAGTCCTTTTGAGTCCTGACTTTATTGTTCGGGTCATCTATGCCCCCTGTCCCCCTGTTCTTTATGCCTTTGGTACCCTGTCCCTGTGTGGCGTGGCCTCGACCTTGCTCTCTGCTGCCCTGCCTGTGGTGTGGCCTTGCCCCTTGGCTCTGTGCTGGGTGGCCTCTTAAATTCCCGGCCTCTATGCCCCCTGTAAATAGGGGGTGTCTTTTCTGGCTCCCTATGGGGGTGTCTTTTCTGGGGTGCCTTGCACGGGGTGGCCTTGTAACCGGGGGTCTACGGGTACCGAAAAAACCGCCCCTTGTTTTCCTCTCCGAAAATGGGGCCTTGATTTCCCGGCTTGACTTGGCTTGATTAAAAAGGGGCCTTGTATTCGTGGCCTTGAATTTCGCCGGGGTCATTTCCCGCTGGGCGAAGGGGCATAAAAATAGGGGGGTCAATCCTACGGAAAGACCCCCGGTGCCATTTTTTATATCCCCTCTGTGGCGGGTTCTATGCGCCCTCTGCGGGGCCGTTTTCAGGGCGGTGTCTTTTCCTGTCCGGCTTCACAAAAGGCGAGTTTTTTCCAATGGAAAAATCAGTAGGTGTCCCTTGCTTCTCGATCCAGCCTTGCTTTGTAATCCGAAAGAATGCGCCTGACTTTCTTGTAGGTCAGCAGCTTGTCCAAGGCTTTGTTGTAATATTCGAAGCAGGGAGATCGGCTGAGATGTACGCAGTCCATGATTTTGTCCCATGGCTTGCAGTCGATGTGGCGGAATTCGAGGATGTCCCTCTCGATGGTGTCTGCCGGGAGGAACTCGATCACATCCATGATGGCGATGACGCTCTTGGCCTCGATTTCGATCTGCTTCTGGATGCGATCCTCAATGTCTGCGATTTTAAGGGTCAAACTTGCGGCTCCGCTGCTGACCCCTGTTTTGCTGGGTACGCCGTCCGGGGGAGGGACTTTGACACCGGGGTGCCTCAGTTCTGCCTGAAGGCTGGCCAGCCTTGCCCGGAGGGTGGCTTGCCTATCTTTCGCTCGGTAATACTGAGAGAGGAACCTTTTCAGGAGTTGCCTCTGCTCGATCTGCGTTGTTGTTTCCATGATCTTGTGCCTCCTTGGATTCTTTGGTGGCCATGAAGTAGTAGCGGCCTCCGAGGGAGCGGATGCACCGTACCACCTTGTCTTTGTTGTCCCAGTCCCGAATGACCACGCCCCTCTGCTCCAGCATTTTGATGGTGCTGTTCATAAAGAGGATCAGGATGGATGTTGGCATGGAGTCCGCCATGCTCTGAAGGACGGCGGCTCTGCCTTTGACGGCGGTGAGTTTGGCTTCGTCTTTGCGTTTACTCATGGTCTGTGACCTCCGTTTCTCTTTTCTGCGATTCTCGCTTTCCGAAGCAGGGCGTTCCTCCACTTCTTGCTTACCTTGGGCGATCCGTTCTGGTAGAGGTACCATTGGCGAGGTGTGGCCACTGCCTTTATTCGCTGTTCGTCCCGGTAGGCCTCCATGATCGAGCCGAGCATGGTGCCGACCCGGTTGACGGTGATGGCTGCGGCCTCTGCGTAATGCCGCAGGGTGGTGCCAAAGTTGCCTATTGCGAGGGTCAGACTTTCATTGGCCAGTCTGAGGGCGGTGCTGAGTTGATCGCTCATATTTTTCGATGACCTCCTTGGCTTGATGCCAGAAGCTGACCACGGCGGCGGTGCCTCCGGCTTTCTGGATTTCGAGGATTGTCCGTTCTTGGATCTTGGAGAGCCGTCCGATGAAGGGGCGCTTGATCTCAAATCCGAAGAAGTGACCCTCGATCACGGCGCAAACATCCGGGATGCCCTGTCGGCTGTAGGGACCGGCTGCGGCTTTCCAAACGAAGGAGCCGGGGTAATTGTCCCGGATGTACTCCATGACCTCTGTCTGGTAGTACGATTCCTCCGGGAGGTGGTCACGCATGATCGCCTCGAAGCCAGCGGCGGTGATCTGCCGCCCGGTGACATTTCTCAGCCAGATCAGCATCTCACTCTTTGTCCGGGTTCGCACCTCCGCTCTGAGGGCGGCGGTGTTTATCTTGAGGCGCTTATTGCGGTCAGCCTTACTCTGTGGCATAGGGCATCGCCTCCTGGAACTCTCCGGGGTCATCGGGAGGATTGTCCGCCCAGCTGCCAGCGCTCTCCGGCTCCGGGTCTGCGAAGGCCTCCTTGTTTCCGGCCTCATCCTCCATGAAGCGGGAGGCCATCATGTCAGCCGTGTGCATTGCCCAGATGATCGGGAACTGATCGATGGCGTTGGTCAGGGTCTGGAAGTCAGCATTTTCCGTGAACCCCATGTGGTGCCAGATGGCGTACATCTCCGGGGTGGTCAGGTCTATGTACTGCTTGATGATCATGACGCTCTTATCGCCGTGGCCGAGGGGCATCCGATCCTTGACCGTGAAGTACGGCACCTTTTCCCATTTGCCGGTCTGTTCGTTCTTGGCGTTCCTCATGCTGGTGGTGTAGAAGTAGGTCTTGCAGATGTCATGGAGCAGGGCGATGATGATCACGCTATCCTGCGGGATCGTGGCCACCGTCTTTCCGGCTGCCCGGTACTCATAGTGGCAGGGTTCCGTGGTTTCGGTGCAGTCCATGGCGAGGGTGAGGATGCCCCGGAGCGCATCTAGCACATTGAGGCTGTGCTGCAGCAGTCCGCCCTCGCAGGAGAGGTGGTATTTGGTGGAGGCGGGTGCCTTGTAGAAATCGCTCTTGCGGATGTAGGCCAGCAGCTTGTCCATGCCGGGGCGGTTGACCTTGGCCAGTTCGGCCTCGAACCGGGCGATGTTTTCCTGAATGTTCATAGTGTGTTGTCCTCCTTTAGTTCGTCTATCATCTTCCAACGGAACCGCCGATCACAGGGAACCTTGCCCTGCATCTCTAAGCTGAACCGTAGGTCGAAATCGTGAATTGTGCGGCCATCGCTGTGGAAAGTCACCGGGGAGTCGAGATCCCATTTCATCATGAGCGCCCAAAGGTGGGGGTATTTCCTGCGAAGGAGCCGGAGTGAGGCGATGGTCTGGTTATGGCAGAACCAGCACCCTCCGCGATCCGATGTGGTGTAGATCGGTGAAAGCAGTTTGTTCTTGATGCACCACATATAGGCATCTTCTTCCGTCCAGCCAAGTTCGGCCAGCGGCGCTCTTTTCGATGTTCCTACCAGCCGCTCCAGCCGCTCTGGCTCATCGGCAGCTATGCCGATGTACTGAACCACAGAATTTGTGTCCGCCCCCTGCGGTGCGGGGCTTTCAAAAAAGGCACTGTCTGCACCCCTCTTGATTGCAGACACCTTGAGTTCCCCGGTGCAATACTGGGTCCATTTGGTGGCAAACCCTGTATAGCTGCTCTGTCGAGGGTTCTGGTCTTGAGCATCGAATTGCACCAGATTCCTTTCTGCATCGGGAACCCGTAGATCTGCGGGGGGCGGGGTACC